TGGTGGAGATAAAGGGAGTTGAATATAAAGCCTTGCTTTTCCTTGTTTGTCCTTTTTAAATCGTTTTTTGCCGTCTTTTTGCTTTGTTTCTCTGTATTTCTAAAAATCTCTTTAAAAAATTTTGTTGCTAAAATGTTGCTAAAAAATTTTTAATTTTTTTTGAAATACCCCCTTAATTCAGTTGACATACCACCACCGTAGTGGTATAATATAGGTACAAGATGAGCGAGGGGGGAAACCCCAAAGGAGAAATGAAAAATGAACGCATACGATATTATTAAAAATGAAGAAGTTAAGGTTAGAATTCATGATGAATTTATTACAGCAAAGCCTTACAGTCTTGTTGAAAGTTGGGTAAACGTTTCAAAACGTGGCTACGGTTATTATTTCGGAATCAAAGTTGAAAACAAAGTTTATTTTGTTTCTATCGATATCAAAACGGCAAACGGCAAGCGTTGGTATGAAGAGTCAATCCTCGGCTACAAAAACATGAAGATATCGGCAAACGGATATGTTTACATCGATGAGAACGGATATGCCCATTTCGCGATTAAAGATTTAAATAATATCGCAAAATTTTAAAAATAAGCCGAGCGGGGCGGCTAATCCCCGCAAAGGAGATTTATTATGAAATTATATACGGTATATTCTGTAAGCGATGTCGGCGCCAGTGATGAATGGGAAGAGCTGAGAACCCTTGATAAAAAAGAAGCAATCGAGTACGCTCGCAACGAAAAAGACAGATGCAAAGATTCGCGTTTTCATTATGAGCTTCGCTCGAACGAGATTCCCAACGACGTTAATTATAAGACGTTTGACGATTACGACAGCGACGATTATAACGAGGAAGCGGCGAACGATTTTCATTTCGGTTACGATCCGATTTACTTTGACCTTGATGACAGATTAAACGCTTATCGAAATAAGTACAATTTAACCGTTCCTAAATTTGCAAAATATCTTAAAGTTCCGCAAAGGACTTTAGAAAATTGGCTTTCTGGGAAAATTCTTCCGAACGACATAACCGCCTATGCGGTTGTTGATAAGTTAGAAAGACCTTATCGCGATTAAAAAAATGAGCTACCGAGAAAACCTCGGTAGCTGTCTTTTTATCCGACAATATACATATCTTTTTATCCGACAATATACATATAATACGCGAGTACTTTATCGCGTACAGCGTCCTTGTCGCTGATGAAGTCTTTCGCGAGCTGATAATATATAGTATTATCGAACTTTTCGTGGTAATAGTCGGAATAAATCGAGTTTAAAACCGCGTACCACTCCCACTTATCGGCTTGCGGCGCGTAATTTTGCCGAACGGATTCCGTTTGTTCGATATTCCACTTCTCGCCTGTGCCGCCGTCGTTGCGCTCAAGCTTCTTAACCCATTCTTTTGCGTATTTCTCGCAAAGCTTGTCACCGTAAAGGATTTGATAAAGTCTTATCTCGATAGCCTTGTATTCTTGTTTATCGTCCTTTTTAACGTCGTCGATTAAATCGATTAAAACGTCTTTAAGCTCTTCCATTTGACTGTCAGAACCGTGTTTAATGATGTCGTGTATAATTTCGTGGTGCATTTCATCACGCTCCTTTACGCCTCTTTTATAACGTTTACAGCAATGAGCGAAACGCTACCAGCCGCCGCGCCGTCCGTATTGCCGACGATTGTTATTATCGGATTCATCGCGCAACACGCGGAGATGTAGGCTACCGTTTCGAGGTGTACGACGGTATTCCCCGCCGCGGGAACGGTAACCGCTCTAAGCGTTTCAGGGCGTGCCGTGCCGTTAATATACGCTTGAAGATTGATAATGCCCGCCGCAGTTGACGTTATTGTTACGTCTGCCGAAATACGGTATAAACCGCTTTTATTAACGGTTATACCCGCCGCGCTTGGCGTTAAAGATATGCCCGTGTCGGTAATAACTGCGCCGAGAATAAGCGGCGAGGCAACCGCCGTTAAAGCCTGCGCCGTGCCGTTATATGTCTGAGCGGACGATTTATAATGTGCGTTTTTTAAGCAAGTCATAATATTTTCTCCTTAATTTTTATTTAAAATCCCCTTGCCGCGCAAAGCTTGTACGACAAGGGGAATGCGCTGTTAAAGCGATAATTTGATTTTAAGCTACGCCGCAACCGCATGCGCCGCCGCAAAACGGGGACTGCCCGGCGTTATAAGCGTATTGAGTAGGATATCTTACGACCCCCGCCACAGCCTGCTGAAGCTCAAGCTGGTTAATCTTAGCCTGCAAAGCTTCGATTTTGTTTTGCGAGATAGCGTCGAGGATTTTCTGCGTATTTGCCGTGCCTGCTTCTTTTAAAGCTGCCGTGTTGATTGCGCCGTCGTATCTTACGCCGTCAATCGCTCTCTGAGTCTCGCAGCAACATGCCGCGAGTTGCGAACGCGTGTCGCTGAACTGTTTTGACATCTCGTAGCCGAGGTCGCAGATTCCGCTGTAAACAGCGTCCGCTTTCTGCTCGATTCTGTTGCCGTTATTCATGACCTGACTTTCAAGCCTTGTGAAGTTCGCCGAATTGTTTAAGTCCTCAACCGTTGCCGCTCTGCCGTCCTGTGCGTAGCGGTTCCCGAATAGTCCGCCACCGCCCCACATAAGTGCGAGAATGGCGAAAAGCCACAATCCGCTTCCGCCGAATCCGCAACCGTCACCGTAGCCGCGATTCATATCCATTACCGGAGTAATGCCTGTTCCTTCCATAAATGTTCTCCTTGTAAATTTATTTATATTATCGCTCGCCGCGCGTCGAACGTTAATATTAAGCTTGTAACGCCTGCATAAAGGCGTTTACGTCTATACCTTGCTTTTGGCATAACTGCTCGACTATTTGTCGAGCGTTGCCGTTCTGAGCCGCTTTTAAGGCTTGACCGATTTCGGGGCGTTGAGCCGCGACCTGATTTATCATCGCTTGCATGTTTCCGCCGCAAACGGCTTGCATGCGCTTTATGTCTTGTATCGCGCCCATAAGCTGAGGCGGCAAAGCTCCGCCTTGTCTGACTGCCCCGCCCATGCCCATGCTTTGCTTTAAGAAATTCATACGCTCGCCCCCTCTTCCGTTTTTGGCGTTAAGCTCTTTTTAAACTCTTCAAACTCTGCCCGGGTAAGGTAGCTCGTTTCGGGGGATTGCTCCTCTTTATGCTCTACGAGGTCAAATACCTTTACGGTAAAATGTCCGGTATCGTCCACTGCTTTTAAATAGACGAGATTTTTATCGTTGTCGCTATACAGCATTTGAGAGCGGCAAGGTTGTAAGCGACTTTTAACGTCTTCCAAGCCGTTTACGAAGATAATATTTGTCTGCGGCTGTGCGAGCTGTTGCGGTGGATATTGCCTCGGCATGCCGCCGTAAGGGTTGAAATAAGGGTTTTCGTACATATTTATCACCTCTTTACTTTCTGAGGGAATTATACGGCTTTACGTCTCTGATTTGAACCTACAAAGCATATACAAAAGGTATACAAAAGCTTTACAAAAAAAAATTTTAAAAAATTGATAAAATCGTTTGATTTTTTTTGAAATATATGAAATAATATATTTGTCTTTCATTCCTGAGTAAATTAGGATAAAAAAAGAGCCTGCGCGAAGTAGCTACTCGCACAGGCTCTTTTTATGTATTTAATATTTTCTTCATCCGCCACTTTCTCATCGTAACGGATTTTTCGTCAATGCAGAATTTATCCGCAAGGCTTTTATGCGGTGTCTTCAGTATAAAAAAATTGACGGCTAAACTGACGTTCTGGGCAGAAAAACGCAACGCCTGGCAGCGTTTGAACAGTTCTTCCGTCGTACAAGTATCGACGTCGAATTTTTTCATGATTCACCTTTATTTATTCAATTGTTATTTTTTTTTCGCTCCACTCTAAAAACTGTTTTAAGAGCGTGTTTTTTTCGGCTTTAATTGCCGTATATTTGCCTTGTATTTTGAATCCGAACGAGATTCCGCTCACAAGCCCGAACAGCATAAAGAGAACGCATACAACGCCTTGCAAGACTGTTGCGAGCGAGAATTGAGTTATTATTCGATAGCTTAGGGAAAACGCAAAAACGGACGCAATGCAAACCGATATAAACTTTGATAAAAAGCGCGTGCCTATCATCACTTTTATTTTCGTTTCCGAATTAAGCGGCGAACGGCTGTTCGTTTCAGAACACTTTAATATCATCTCTCGCGTTAAGCGTATCGGCTTTATTTTTCGCGCAACTTCACAAGCTTTTAGCTGACTTTCGTTGAGCTTTGTTTCTTCGCCGGCAATATACTTGTTAAACTCCTCTTCGCTCACGTTTTCGGGCAAAAGAATCTCGTTTCGTTTTGCTCTCAACTCTTCGCGAATATAGTCCTCGCAAAAGTCGGTAAGCAAGTATAAAAGCTTTTTATCTTTTACTTCTGTTATTAAAGCGTTTTGCGTTTTTTCCGTCTCGATAAAGTCTTTCGTTTTAAGATATTCCGTTTCGCCTGACCGATAGCCGTTTAAAAACAGCAGATACGAGCAAGCCGCAAGCATAACTATTGCCGCCGTAATTTCTCGCCTCGTAAACGGATTGTCAAACGCTACGGAAGCAACGAAAACGATAACCGTGGCGGAAAGAAGAAGCAGAACGGTAAATATATTATTTGAGTTTCTGACAAACCAACCCGCCGCCGTGGTTGCGGCTTTCTTTTTTGCCGTTTCCGCCGTCATGATTTTAGATTCTTTAACGTCCTTTGCGGTTTCGTTCGCCGAGAAAAAGTCTGCCATACATTACTCCTTTACGCTTATGCTTATCTGGAAGAGCTTATCGTTTGCCGTTTTAAAGTCCATTCCCGCCGCCTTGATAACGTCGCCGTTCTCGTCCTTGCTGTGGCGTGAATACGTCGCGGCGAGTTGATACGGATACCAGGCAAGCACGCTTCCGATAACGCTTGCCGTCGCTATAAGCGTTAAATCGGTCAAATACGATGTTAGAGCAAGCGAGACAAGCAAGGCTATCATGCTTCCGAATCCTATCGGCGTTAAGATTTTGCAAAGCGTTTTTACAAGGTTTTTAAGGAAGAAAAGGACGAAGCACAACGCCGTTACAGAAAAGAGCGATAAAGCCGCTTTCGGGCTTTTAAATATCTTCTCGCGATGATAAATCATGACGATTATAAACGGCACGATATATAAAAGCAAAGCAACGGCGGCGTATACCGCCGCCTTACCTTGATTAGTTAATTTTCTTTTCATTGTTTACCTCATTTAGCAAGTATTTCATCGACTTTTTTTTCGCCGAGCGCAAGCTTAAGCTTTTCGTTTTCAAGGGTCATTTTCTCAACAAAGGACTTTTCGGGGACTTCCGAAAGAGTGTTTACAACTTCCGTTCTTCCCGCGTCTTTGGCGATCGCTTTAAGCGCAAGCATAATTTTCTTTTCTCTTTCTTCCGCCATTTCTTGCGCCGTTATAAGCTTCGATATAGTTGTTTCATCGAGCTTTAAAGCCGTTGCAAGCTTTATCACAAGGTCGTCGCCGCCTTCTTTCATTGCGTCAAGCACAATTTTTGCAATACCGTCGTTAGAAAGCGTTTTTAAGATTTCCGAATTGCTTTCGGCAATCTGCTTTTCGAGAGCATAAGCTCCCTGTGTAGCTTTTAAACGCGTTTTTGTACGCACATATTTAACAATAAATACTATGATTCCAAGCACGACGACGGCGCAAGCGGCTATTATTAAATATATCGCCGTAAAGTCAAGCCCCGTTAAGCCCGAAATTTTTTCAGATAACATCGAGATAATATTTTTTTGGTTCTCCGTCAACGCTTCATCGATAAGCTTCTTAAGCTCGTCTTTTGTTATGGTTATCGTCTCAGAACCTTGTTCGGATTCTGCCGCCGATTCCGATTCGATAACGCTTTCTTGTTCCGGCTGTGCCTCTGTCCCGCCCCCGTTCTCTTCGGCGTGGGCAGTCGCCATGCCGAACGGCACAGCGAAAACGAGAGCGATTGTAAGCAAAATTAAGATAATTTTTTTCATGATTTTTCTCCTTTAAAGTTTTAATAAATTATCGTTTTTCTCTTCAAGAGCTTTAACTCTTTCGTTAAGTTTTACCATTTGTTCTTCGATATTTTTCAAATAATCCGAAACGACTAAATCCTCGTCGTATTCGGATATTAAAAGCGGCGAAACGACCCACTTTTTCAAAAGTTTCATGCCGTCGCGCAAGCTTACGGTAAGGTCGATTTTCCCCGCCGTTAAAAGCTCTTTCGGCACTTCTATAATCTGTGAACCGTCCGAGCCTTTTTTGCCACGTACAACCGATTCTGCGCCGTTATTCTTAAAATAAAAGTACATTCTTTCAAAGTCGTATGAGCTTTTAACTTCAAGCTCTAACGGCTCGTTTTGGTTAACGTCAAAAGGCATGTTATCTACGCCGACAAACGTCATGGAATCAAGCGTTATAGTTCGTTTCATTTTTCGCTTTCTCCTTACACTTCTGCCTGTATTCCTGGAATTCAAAATATTCCGTTTTGTAATTTTGATTTGCCGATTCGCCTGATAAATAGCTTAAATAGTTTGCGATGATTGCTTCAACTTCATCTTGCGAATACTTTTGCCGTATAAGCGCGTTTACTCTTGCGTTATACATATCTTCTTTGACTTTTTCGTTATCCTTAATTAAATCGTTTAGAATTCTGTCCATATTATACCTCCGCCGTGTTTGCAGCAGTTAATCTGTAAACTATCGTATTTGTTACTGTCGGTCTTGCGTAAGCTTTGTTTGTGTTGTCCTCAACCTCGATTAAGCCGCCGTTATGCCTTATCGCCGTCACTTGCTCATAAGTGAGGTTCTTCGCGATAACCGTTTCAACAGGCTTTTGACGGATATAATAAATAATTAAAGGATCGTTCGCCGCATATTGAGCCGCTAAATATGCTTTTACACTATCTACCGTAGCATATGTTTCTTTGTCAAAAAACAAATATGGATAGATATTATTTATTCCAAATGTAATATGCGCAATATTTTTTTCTTGTGTAGCAGTCGGTAATTTGTTACATATACCACCGAGTCCATTATTAACATTCAATAATATCATTGAAATATAATACGATTGATAATTAGTTGTAACGTATCCACTTTTGTTAACAGTTTCAGTTCCATTAAGCACCTTATTTTCAATCTGCTGTATCTTTTTAAGCGTATACAGCTCGTTATCTTCGTTTTTCGTAATCTCGAGATAGTCCTTATAATCGCCTATGCCGTGCAAGTCGTAGGTTTGCGGAAACGTGACGGAAGCCTGTTCGCCGCTTTTGTCTTGCTTCTCGTAAAACTTCACGCCGCTAATTTTCGCGGGGTAGATATTCCCGTTTTCGTAAGGATAAAGATCGGGAAATTCCGCCTTAAACTGCTCGGCGGTGGTTATGTCTTCGCGATTCATTGCAGTGAGGTCAAAGAGTTGGGGGGTAATAGTTACGTTATTTATTACCGCTCCATTTACCCATTCTATTCCCCAATTTTTTTCTGCGCTTTGATTAAATGTCCCTATTGCACCAGCCCCAGTATCCTTGATCGGCTGATTGAGCAAGCCCATACTAAAATTACTATTTTCTTTATTTCCACAAATTAATATTTTATGCCCACCAATGATTGAAGAGAGCGGGGCGGAAAAGTTTATATAATCATTTTTAGTTGCTGTGCCGTTTATCGTCCAACTTCCGTCACCGTTATTTGTTGCTGTAATTCCCGATTTTGTTTGCGTGGCGCTGTATGTGCTTTTGTCAAGCAACTGCACCATTTTCGTTGTTTTGCCATCAATTCGAGTGACTAACGCGCGCGTTTTATCGGCTATCGGATAAACGTTATCGCCTACCGCTACGCTGTTTTTTAATACCGCGCTGTCAAGGTCGGCGTAAGCTTCTTTGGTAGTGTCGAGAACATAGCCGTTGAGAGCTTGCTCGAGGTTTGAGAGCTTTAAACGCAAGTCTTTGTCTGCTTCATCAACGTAAGCCTTATTTGTCGCGCTTGAATCGCGTGAGGGCGTTGAAACGGGAATCTCGCCGTAGCTGTCGCGTTTAACGATTGAATCCGCCACCGAAGCGGCTGTTATTTGCGTTTCGCGAAGTACGCACGTTTTCGTTAACGTGTTGACGAGAATCTGACTTATCTTGTCTTCAGTTATATACGAGTAAAGCCTTTTGTCTTCCTCGGCAGAAACAAAGCGATAAGCTCCGCTGCCGTAGGATATCCAATTCAGGTCATTCTTAAGCTCTGTAATAATATCGTCGGATAAAGCCGTTTCGCCGCTTATTTCGGTAATTTCAACGGGATTGCCGCTTTGTCCGTATGTAGTGATACGGTTCCATTTGCCCGTTATAGGGTCTTTATATTTAGGAATTGCCATATTTTACACCTCTGAAATAAAATCTGTAATAGTCGGAGCGTCTTTAAAGTCTAACGTCACGCCATTGCTTGAGCTGTTAGCATAATAGGGCGTGGTATAATATTTTAAACGGTTAAATCCGCCGATTGAACCGTATACGGGAATTACTACGCTGTCATCATCAGGAAGCGACAACATGTCGCATAACTCTTTCCACGTTTTCCCCGTCACCGATAAAGAAGGCGAAGTCGCGCTCAACCAAAAATCGTGCTTTATGTACGACGTTTCTGAAGATTTTTGATAAAATGCGACATGTATTCTGTGGTTTTTTAACCCGGACGAAACCGAGATTTTTATTACTTTGTTTCCGTTTTCATCGGTTGATTCAATAAACGAAACGTTTTCTCCTTCTTTAAGGATTATATCCTTGCCGATAGACGTTTCGGAAGTATCTATCCACAAATCGCTGTTTACGTTATCAGGCTCGCTATCGCCGACGTGAACATCGCCCTCGGCAACGTCTTTTTTGAGCTTAGATATATCTTGCGTGTTTTTGTTGATTCCCGTTGCGTGCGCTGCCGTCGTTTCTTTTAACTCGTTTGAAGCGGTCTGCAAGGCGGTTATTTTTTCCGATTTATCTTGTAAATCGCTCTCAATTTCGGCAACTTTATCGGCTGTAGCTTTACCTTTTGCGCCGTCGTATGCCGTGCCTGTTACTTCTCCGAGGGCAAGAGAACTTGCGATTTCGCCGTACTGAGAGCCAGTCCAACGGTATTGATGATTTGCGTACTTGCCCTCTTTTACGATGTACAATTTGCCCTCTTCGGGCGTTAAAGCCGCTCCATTTTTCTCAAGCGATAACCACGAGGCGGAATAAAGTGCCGCGCCCGGGCGGACGTAAGAATCAAGAACGTCATCAACAAAGCCAGGTAATTGCGAAGCGGGGACTTTCCCCGAACTGTCAAGCGAAGCTACGCCGCCCGCAACGCCTTTTGTATTTTTGGGTACGGCGTTTTCGGCGAGTATGAGCTTGCTTTTCGTCGTTGAAGATAAATACGATTCGTCAAGTTTTCCGTCCTCTCCAAGCGGTGCTACGCCGTTTGCTTGTCCTTTGTCGGCTTTTTTTACGCATTTTTCAACGTCGGCTTTTCTTGCGGGACTACTGTCATATGCAGGCTCGGGAATTTGATAATTGCCTTGACCGTCTGCGCCTAAAACGCTATATGGAATTTTCCCGCCTGAAAAATCTATGTTTCGATAAAGTTCTTGATTCTTGCTGTCGTTATGCGGCATACAATATAATCTTGTAAAGTTTGTTCCGCGAGCAAGCTTATCTACCTTGTTATCGATATTATCCGCCGCGTGCTTAATGTCTTCGGGTATATACTTATGCTCAATAAGCGCGTCTTTATCAAGCGGCACTACGCCGCCTGCAACGCCTTTGTCCGCCGTTTTTACGCACTCGGCAATCCTTTCGTCAAGCTGTTCAAGTTGGACGGGATTTGTGGGTTTTTCAGCTTTAGGAATCTCATAATCGCCGTTTGAGGTCGCGCCAAGAATTCCTCTTCCACGTTTCGCCCCATCTCTTGAAATAATAGCATAATTTATCTCGTCTTTATAGGTCGTGCCGCTTTTAACGTAGGCTCTATCTTCGCTATGCTCATCTTCAAGTTTATCAACTTTTTTGGCGATATCTGCCGCCATTGGCTCGAACCATGTTGACCGAAGATGTTCTTCAACTTCGTTCGCTTCTTCTTGTGTATACTTGCCGATATTGTTCTGAACGAACGCCGCTACGGCTATTGTGGCAAATACCTTGCCGTTGCCTTTCGTCTTTATCTGGAAAGAAATCTGAATACTTCCGTTTACGTCAAGTATACCGTAATCGGTTTTTAATTCCGCTTCAAACTGCTTGCCTTTTAACGACATATACATGTTGTCGATTTGCACGCCGTCCGCTCGTATAACCGAATACGTACATGTCGCAAAATTCGAAATCTCGCTTGGTGTAAGGCTTTCGTCAAAAGCGACGATAAAGCTTGCGTTGCCGTAAGTGGAATTCGCGACAAGCGTTGAATCGGCTATATCCACGACCTGACCGTTTTTATTAACCGTTATCCTCATGTTTTGCTCCTTTATAATTTTCTTGAAATGTTGAAATATAGTTTTTCATCTTTGGTTAACGCCATATTAAAAGCAATTAACAGATTGCCGCTTTCATCGCCGATTGCGTATGCCTTTATAGAACTTGACAACGGCATATCTTTTTGCACCCTCAAATAAACAGTTTTCTCTGTATCATGTAGGGACGGAATAAAGTAATTTAAAGCTTCGCCCACTCGTGCGCCTTTTATCTTCGTTTCACCCTCGCGATAAATCTCACCCGACGAATATACGTAGCGTTTTTCGGGGGCTTCGCTGACTACGAGGAAATTTTGGCTTGCGATCGCTTCTCCGAACACAACTTTCCCATAAAGCTCTTTTGACGGCAAAAATTCAAACGCAATAAAAAAGACGGGGCGTTGCGTCCTGTCTTTTTTATATGAAATCTGTACGTCGTCTGAAATAAGCGTTTCTCCGCCTTTTGTGACTTTTGGATAGCTACTAACGTTATTCGCCACGCTTTGCCTTGAAGCAAGGCAAACGGTAAATCCGTCACATTCGCCGTTTTTGTCGGTATACGGATTATATAACATCTGCATTCCGCCGCCGCCCCAAGAAGAAAACTTTCTGCCGCTTCTTGAATAACCGACAGAATAATTATCTAACGGTTGAGCGATAAAATTTATACATTTATCGCTTGCGTAAGGTAATAGAGGTAGCACAAAATACTGGTTATCCTCTAATTGTTTTATCAGTTTGCCGTCTATCGCTTGCTCCGACCTCGCTTCTTTTGTAGCTAAATACAAATAAGCAAGACGGAAATTGTCGTTGTAAGAATTAAGCACAAAATTTAATATAGCATTATATAAAATTGCAGCTTTAAACCCTGTGCTATTTGTTTTTGCCGTTATATCAACAGTCACGTAGTATTTAACATAAATCGGGCAATCCGACGATTCAAGCGGAATGTTGTATAAACGCTTTTCCCTGTCTACGCCGATTTTTTCGTTTATCGCCTGATAATCTTTCGTGCAGTAATATTTAACCTTTAAATAATCGTCATAAATCGCATATTCGCGCTTTGTTATAACGTAGTCATTAAGGTAGGAATCCCGCCCCGTTAAACCCGTAAATTTACCCATTACGGGCAAAAGGTTGCTAAACCCGTTGCAAATAAAATTAGGCGTTATTTCCTCGTTCCCCGTCCGTCTTGCAAGCCCTGCAAGCGCTCTGCCGTGCCGTGCTATATCTATCGTGTTTGCACTTTGGTTGTCCGCTATGGCTACTTTTAGGCGGTCGTTATCGTAAACACCGGGCTTTGAGATTTCGATTACCGTGTTAAAGCGCGGAATAAATTCGGCTTGAAAAAACAAGCTCTCGATTCCGTTTGTAAAACTTATACTGTCTATCCCAACATTACCTAAATAACCTGTCGTTCCCGAAGTGTCTGCAATATTATTCTCTTTGCAGTATTTGTAAATATCGCTTTTGGCACCTTTTTTTAAATCAAGATTTAAAATTTCGGATATCGAAGAATGTGTAAAAAGCAAAGTTTTATACGATTTAGAAAATCCGATAGTGCTATCGCCTTTCGTGTACGGCATTGTTAAATTTTGCTCATCTTTTGATAATAAGCTATAAATGCTATTATCTACTATCTTGTCGGTAATATCGTAAAAATAAGACAAATCGACATATGTCAACTCGGGGACTGTCGCTCGATAATAATGCACGCTTATTCTTATTTTACTTCCGCCTACTTTAAACGATTTTATATCCTCGATAGGAAAGCCTAAATCGGCAATCATATTGTTTGTCGTTAACTGAGCTTCTGAAGTTGTAAACGGCAATTCTCCCGTTTTTATTGTATTTTTCGATATTGAATTGTATCCGCGAGCTTTTATTGTCCCGAAATAATTATCGATTGAAATTTCCGCTTCGTCGCCGATAAAGTCTCCTGCGTTAGCAAGAGAATTTATTTCTTTTGTGTTTATTTGGCTTATCGGCTCGATATTTATATACTTTATATCTCCGCCTACGTAATTTATAGCCGAAACATGCGGGCGGAAATGCGCAACTCCAAATATGCGGTATAACGCCTCTCTTAACGTTATGTTATCGAAGAAAAAATCTTCGGATTTATATCCGTTAAATACCGAATATGTTGCCGTGGCGGCTTCGCATTGTAGCCAACGCGATTTTTCAACGCCTATCTCGGCGTTATTTAATAACTTTGCAATTTGTTCTTTAAGCGTATCTGTTTTGTTTGTTAAATTGCAATTATAAATAAATATACTGTCAAGGATCTTCGTCGCCTCAACGAGCGAAATCGTTTTTTCGTAAGTCTTTAAATTTTCATTATCGACTTTTCTATTATCTATCGCAACAATGTAAAGCTCGCTTCGCATAAAACTGTTTGCGCTTTTTTGGACTTCAACTTTATCGTAAGGTTCGAAAAGTGCGGGAACGGCTACATCGCCTTTACAGCTCTTTAAATGAAGTACGGCTGTACTCATGCCGTCGTCTACGCTTTCGGTTATCGGAACGCCGATTAAAAGGTCTCCGACGTCTTCAATAACGCTATCAGACGTATTATCGAATATTACGGTTTCTACGCCCGTTTTTTTGGATGTGTGAATTATCTTAAATTTATTTGACATGTAGCTCCTTATATGCTATTATGTGTGTGTGAGGTGGTTTCATGAAGAATTTATTTATAAAAATAATGCTTATGATTAATGCGTTGGCTTCAGTTTATCCATGTGTAAATTACATTATAACCGGAATGCGTTGGGATGATTTGCATTATCTTTTCTACTTTGCTGTCTTCCATGCAATACAGATAATCTTATCGGTAGCTATGTTTATTTATATTTGCAAATCTGAAAAAAACAAATCAAAATCCGATAATTCAGATGATGATGACAGGTGAATTTATGAATAATTTATTCTTAAAAATTATAATTGCATTAAATGGGTTATTTGGACTTTTCCCTTGCGCTCTTTTTATTGCACAATATAAACTAAATCATGAGTTGTATTTTTTATTATTTGCTGTTTTCTTTGCATTACAAATAATTTTATCGCTAACTTTATTTACTTTTATTTGCGACGTTGAAGATCATGTAAATGATAAAAATGTCCACGTTAGCAATGAATCAAAAGACAAAAACAAATAATTATTTAAATGCCGAGTAGCCTACTCTTTGAGCAAGCCATTTGGCATTTTTATTTTGCATGTAAATTTGCCGCTGATAATTTACTGCGCTTATTCCTGCGGAAACTCCCGCGCCGATTATCGAGGCGGCAAAGCCAGCAATGCCACCTGCTGCCGTTGCCGTGACAATACCAAACCCTGTCATGCCAACGCTAAAGACAGCCTGTGCATTCGCTTGCGCTATGTAATCGCCCGTTATATCGCCGATATTACCGATTAAATCGGAAGCTATCTTAGTGCCTTGCTGTTTTGCAAGATTTAAAGCCCACGCGCCTTTTGAAACGTTTTTAGACTTTGTTTGTCCCGCGCCCGCGGCTATCTGCCCGTTCTCGTTATCTTGTTTATCCTGCGGCGTATCGCCCGCACTTTCGCCACTGTCGCCTTGTATGCCTACGTCGAGCTTTATTGTGTATACTCTGTTTTCTTCGTCCTTTGATACCGACATATTACACCTCTAACGTTAAAAGATAAGACCCCGAGTTGTTTTCGATTCCCGATGAAACAGATAAATGGTTAACCGTAATTATGCCATAATCGCTTTGTAATTTTATCGCGTAGGTTAATTCTAAACCCCATTCAAATGCTTCAAAAAGAAATTGTAACTTCTCATCATCGTTTGTAATTTCTTTAATAACGCTATCAAATAACTTCGGGGAATTTATCAAGCTTTTAATTTTCGCTTTTGTGCTTTCCGAAAGCGTTATTTTCGCAATCTGAAAAACCCAGGTGCGAATTGCCGAAAGTTTTTTTGCCGTGCGAATTTTGTCTCCGAATTTCTGATAATCGTCGTAAGCGGGAGCATAGGCATGTTCGTAACGCATGATGTGGAAAATCTCAATCGGCACGTCGTTAATCCACAGGAATACCCTCGGCGTTTTTATGTACGCGTTTTTGCCGTAATTGAGCGAGATTATCCATTGAACGGTGCAGATTTTAATCGTTCCCGTGCCGCAACGTATTTCTTGCGATTCGCCTATAACAAACGGCGTGTTATATATTGCTCTATACTGCGTTATAACGTCGTCTTTATCTCCTCTGAGCCAACCGTTATACTCTTCGAGCTTTCCGTTATATTCTTCGGCAACACCGCCTAAAAGGCTCATAAACTCGTTTTTGCGGATAAGAGGAACAACAAAATTAACGATTAGCGGCATTGTATTCAAATCATATTCGGGGATATTACTCTTTGTTACGTTGCCGCCTTGAACGACCATAATAACGTCGTTATCGCCTTTTACAAAGTTTTCGGCTTTAAAAAACAAATCGTTTACAGCGTGGATATTGTACTTTTGTATTTTATCGTAGTAATGGATTGTGCAAGTAAATCTTATATCCTCAAGCCCAAAGCCCAAAATACCCCAATTAGGATTTTCTTCTTCCGTCGGCAAATGGCAAACAATCCAAAATTCGAGCTTTTTCAAGATCGGATAATAAATAGTTTTAAATTCAACCAAAACTTCCGCGCCTGTCGGAGTTCCGTCGGCAGCTCCGTTTTGTGTCGGATGTATCGTCTTTCTATAAACAATCTGCGTCTTCTTATTTGTATCGTTAAACGTAAAATTACCGTCTGGCGTATTTACAACAATTGACGATAAAAAATCGGGAATCTTGCCGTTATCGTTAGGTTTTGTAAATAAATTTAACGTGTATTCTAAATTTTCTTTTGTGCCGTAATCTTTATGGTCGCCAAAAACCCCGTATAACGCGCTTAATTTTGGAGTTGTCACCTCATCGTCAAACGTCTTAACCGTTCCGCTTTCAAGTCTGTGTTTTAATATATCTTTAAAGTCTTGTTCGAACCTCATATCGTCCTTGCTTCCTCTCTGAATTTTTTCGCTCTCTTGGCAAATTTCGCTTGCCATATCGAATTATTCGCCTTTACTATCTCCCTCGCTTCTTCTTCCGTTACAGACCCGGCAAGGAATTTATCAACAATCGGTAGAGCCGCATCTAAGGCTTTATTTATCCAACCTTCGTTCGGATTTTTATGCCCTTTTAAAGGCGAGGCGAAATTATCCCAACTTTCATTTGTATATGGCGCATATTGTACGTTTTCGTCGCCGATAGTAATAACAAGGCTGTTATTATCGGGCGTTATCGTTGCAACAAGTCTTCCCGTTCGGATAGGGCAGTAAACCCGCAAATGCGCCAATATAATATCCTGCGCCAAATATAGCTTTTTCCACATATCAGCCTTTCAAATAAACGACGTACTCTTTTGAAAAGAGCATGCCGCCTTTCTTTCTCCGTGCGGTTACATTCGAGACGGAATACGTCCGACCTTTCCACGCTACCGTGTCGTCGCTTACTATCGTTGCGGCGATATTATCGGACGTAGCAAGCGCAAGCGTTACGTCGCTCACCGTCGAGGTTGTAACGGCTATAACGTTTCTTTCGCTTGCAAGCGGTAACTCTGTCTCATACGCGAGGAAATTATCGCCTTTGAGCTTTGCGCCTAAATACTCCCCGCCTTCGCTTACAACGTGCCTGTTGAGTATCGCCAGGTCCATGCCGATTTTTATCATCTTAAACCTCTGAGCCAACACGGCACAACGGCTCTGTCAAGCCCCGAATATAAAAGTCCCGCATTGGTTAATATTTTTATAGCTAACGGCGAGAACATTTTCTGCCGTATTTCTTTCGTACTTAAAGACGTGTTATCTACGTCATTGTAGCCGCTTATAAGGCTAAAATCCCCGCTTGCCACGGTGTAGGTTATCTGCTCCGTTATTGCGTTTCTGAAAGCCGCTTTTTGGATATCCGACATATCATCGAGATTAACGAGCGGAGCGCGATATTTAATCTCTTCCGTGATAATTCTTTCTACACGCTGGACGAACGCCGCGCCGTTTCCGAACAACAAGGAAAGTTGAGGGTGAAGCTTTACTACTTCGTTTAAATCCTTACCGGTGTAGCTTGCGTATTCGTCTATAAATTTGTTTGCTTCTTGAAAAGTCATTTTCTTCTCCTATCCCACAAAGGGGAAGGGGCTTTTTACAGCCCCTTAGCTTTGATTTTACGCGCCTGCGGTTATGTTGAAAGCAAGACCGTCCGCTTTTTTGTTGAGAATAAATACGTCCTCGTAAGCTTCCTCGTAGTAGTAATATTTACCTTCGGTAAGTGCCGTAGGTTCTGCAAGGTTTACGAAGTTATATCTTTCGGGGGTAATGACCGCCGAGGGGTGAACGAGGAAGAGGTTAATCTGCCCTGCCTTTGCCGCCACTTCGCAACCTTCGGTGAACGTGTAGGACGTCTTCATGCAATCGGAAGGTACTTCGACGATTTCCACATCGTCAAGCATTTCAATCTGTCTGCGAACGACGTCGTCCGTCGCCGTGAGTCTACGCTGCAACGCCGATTTAAGGTAGGTATTCATCGTAGGCGTAAGGTAAAGGATTCTGCCCTGTGTGGGAACTCTCTTCTCGGTCATGTCTTCCATCATCTTATCGATAACGGTAAGGATGTTCGACGCGGTTATTGCCGTAGTGTTCGCCGTCTTGCTCTGAGCCGTCCAATCGCCGTAGAGCTTGCTGATGAGGTAGCAGTCCTTTTCTCTGAACTTCTGCTCTTCGTTGAATACTTTGGTGATGTTCTGAATGGAAGCGACTGCGTTCGTCTCGTCGATATCGAGCGGATGAACGAGCGTACTCCATTTTCTGAAGTTGGTAAGCTGTTTAGTCTCCCAGGTGTTGTTGTAATTCCTCGCCGCCGTACCGATAGAGTCTCTATCGCCGTTTACACGTCCTTTAACGGAGAGAACGGGAATCTTGATTGTGTCGGCGTTTACCCAACGGTATCTCGAATCGTTTTCGACGTTGTAAAGCTTGCCGAAATAAAGGGCGTAGGGGTAAGCCTGCGCGAGTGCCTGCGAATACGCTACCGCGTAATTAAGTGCTGCTTTTACGAATGCCATGATAATTTAAATCTCCTGTTTTTTTGTTGGTTTTTAACCCTGTGATTTGGCTCTTACGCCTGTAAAGCCGAAGTTGAATTCATCGGTCTTTGCGCCTGCGTTCTTGCCCGCGGGGGGTAAACCCGCGCCTTTTGGTGCAGCTACGGAATCCTCGAATAAATACCCGTCGGATTCTTTCAGCTGAGTGAGAATCTCGGAAAGTCCTGCGACTTTGCCGTCTTTGACTTCTGCCTTCGTAAAGTCGAATTTGCCGTTTAACGCGCCTTTAAGCGCGCCGAGGTTCTTCGGCTTTGCGTCTCTCAAAATGCCGTCGATGAGGTATTCTTTTTCCCGCGCATTGTACTTCTGCGTGTATTCCTCATCTTTTGCCTTGAGCTGTTCTTGAAGTTTAGCGATTTCGGCTTTTACGTTCTCAGAGCTGTTCTTTTTAAGCTCATCAAGCTGTTTAACAAGCGCGGCGTTTTCTTCCATTTTCGCCTTGACGTCTGCTTCAAGGGTCTGATATCTCCCTTTCCCTACGTATTCGCCTTTTGAAAGGTCAAAAAGCTTTGCGCCTGATTCTCCGAGTGACTTCTCCGCCTCTTCAACGGTCATACCGTCGCGATAGCTGTCTCCGAGTAGTTCTTTAAGTGTCATAGTGTCTCCTATCTTGTCTTCGTTTTAAGCGGTGTCGTCCGCCGACAAGTGCATGTTTAAACGTCTTGCCAGACCTATTTGCGTTTAAAGCTCCGCCGAGCCGGTATAAAAAAAGACGGGGTTATTACCTCGTCTTGAATTATTAAATTGTTTCTACTTCGTCAATTACGCAACGGTCTGGGTAGAACGGTCTGCCGTTCTCGAATGAGTACGCCTGATATAGTTTTGTAGCTCGCCGCCACCGTTTACGTAACGCCTTTGCGCCCTCGATATCGCCTGTCGCTCGTAAAAGCCTTTCGTTCGTCTTCATCTGCCGAATATTGTTCTCGTAAGCGCGTTGCTTTTTATCGATAGCGTATTCTTTTTTAATCTCCGCCTCTGATAGCTCTTGCGGGGGGTGTGAATTCGCCGTATACTCTATAAGTCTATGACGGCAATTATAGCCGGTTATAATGCCGTTGCCGTCCTTTAATTTGCCTTGTATAGCTTCCGACAAGGGGCGATATGTAATGCCGTTTATCCTGCCGCTTTTGCCGCTTATGCTCCATAGCTTGCCTTGATAGTCTTTACACCTCGGCGAACAATTCGGGTGCTGTGAAGTCCAAACAAGGTCAACGCCAGAGCTTGCAAACCTTTGCAAATCCTTTACGTTAGCGTCGTATCTCACCGCTATTTCCGCACGATTCCGAATCGGTATTGTGTAAGTCTTACCGTCTCGTCTCGTAACTACAAGCGGCGGGTCTGCCGCTAAGGCTTTCATCGCCAATCTTACGCTTCTTTTATAATCCTCGATTAACGGCTTGCCGAGGTTAATTCCTCGGTCTTGTCGGGGGCGAAGCTCGGTTATGTGGCTTGTAGAATCATTCGCGCCAATTCGGTAAATATTACCGCTCATCGATAGCATGTTTCTGTTTACGATCTCGAAAGTCGTTGTTGTTGTGTAATACCACTTTTTTGCCGCCGTAACCAACGCCTTGCGGTTTTGCTCTCGTAACGCTTCGTTGTCTATGGTTTTGCAAAAATCGGAAATAAGCTTATTGAGTTGCCGCGTTATTTCGTCCTTATTGACACCTTTCGCAACGCTTCCGACTATCAGTTCTTTTATCTTTGTAACGACCGTCTGAACGGCTATCAACGCCTTTCCCGCCGTGTTAGGCTCAACAGGCGTAAACGACCTTAAATCGCTCAAGCGGTATCACCGCCCTTGTCCTTGCCCTTGTCTTTATCGTCCTCGTCGTTTTCATCGTCGCCCATGTCAACGCCCGTAAGCTCGGGAAGTCCGTTCGGTGTGTCCGTTGCCATGCCCTGCTCGAATGCGATCGTGTTTGTCTCGTCAAGTATCTGCTTTTCCGTCCAATCTTTGTGAAGCTCGCGAACGGCGTTTTGCGTGGACGATATGCCTTGCGATTTTGCAAGTCCCCAAATATCAACAAGGTCTTTGTCGGTATCTTGCAAATACTCGCCGAAATCGACCGTTACGGTTGAAAGCGTTATATCCATGTCTTCAAGCGGTAAATCGTCTTGTTTTACGCCTACCGTCTTTAAAAGGTATGTATTAAATGCTAAAAGCTTTGTTAATACTGCCGCAAGGTACGGCTTCCAAAGCTCGAGTTTTGCCTTACGCGTTTCAAGCGTTACCTTGTTTCGCTCCTGTTGGCTTTCTGCGCTTTGGTTGATACTCTCAAGCCCCGTTATGCCTATCGAGTACGGAGACAAGCCCGCTTTATTTAATGCCACCGTAACAGCCGTTAAATACTTCTGTTTATGCTCTTCGGTCTTGTCGTTAACCTGGTCTATTACGCGGTTCTTTTCGCCGCCTTGCTCCTGGTCTACGTCGCTTTCGGTACAGACATAGTTTTTCGTAAAGCCGTCATCAGGTGTTATAACTTCGCCGTCCTTGTCTCTCTTGAACGCCGTACTCTTGAAATATCTTAACGTTCTGTTGTCTCTTATCTCGTTGATAATCGTCGAATATGCTTCGTCTACCGCGTCGAACGAATCGGTTGCGCCCTCGAAATCGGAAGCACCGTAATTTGAATGCGGGAACATTAACGACGGCAAGCGGTTAGGCTTTTCAAAAGCAAGCATGCCCTGCAAGCCTTTAAATACAATCTCGTCGTTTTCGTTTACTGTTTCAACGACTTTTGCCGTTTCGGCTATAGAGTTAAGCGGCACGCGCTTATCTTCGCCCGTTGAAGTCTCGTAAAGCTCATAACGAATAACCGCGTCTCCGCTGTCGTTGGTCGTGTAAATCTCGTCAAGGCGGTATTTGAGGCTTCCTAAGCCTGTGTTCTGTCCTTTCTCTCTCTCATACCATGTTTTGAAGATAATCGCTACGGTAATGCCGCGCTCTTTAACTACTTCCGTTGACATGATATCCGAAGCTTCGATGATAGGATAGTTTGAGAGCTCGGTATCGTAGGAAAACTTTATAAACGAGTGACCGCCCCAACTTTCATTTGTAGCGCATTCGGTCAATACGTCGCGTAAATTAACCTTATCGATAAGCTGTAACGCGTAATCGGTAGCCGTCTTTGTCTTCGTCTTATCCACGTCGCCGTTATCCTTATAAACGGACACCGTAGGAGCTATGCCGTTGCCGAATAGCACTCTCGGCATTTTCGAACATATAAGCCCGGGGAGTCCACTATGAAGCATACGATAATAAAGCGGCGCACGCGTCCAAAAGTAATTACATGTGTCGTACTCCTGCACTGCGCCGAGAAAGAATCGCCGCAAGATATAGGCGTTCCCCATACTCCAAACACGGTATTCTGTTATTTTTTCCGAAAAGGCTTTATCCGTCTCGTTATCGGTTATCGTTATCGCATACGGATTAAATTTTATAGTATTCCTTAACATGTCTAAATCCCTTTGCAAGCGGTTTAACCGCCGCCTTGTCAAAAAATCTCTCAAACCCATTATTTACGCTCCGTTGTCGCTTTTAACAGCGCATTCATGTGTCTTGTTATAGCGTACTCTACGCTATCCATGATATCGTTTTGCGGCTCGTTGTTATCTTCTCTTTCTTCGCCTTTTTTGTCTTCCGCCCACTTCGCGATTTTATACGCTTGCAAAGCCCTCTTTCCGCCCGCATTGTCGTTAAACCTTAAACGTTTAAGCGAAAACAAGATTATAAGTAAATCGATTCTCGCCTTAATTGTAGCCTTGTACGACCCTGCAACAGGCGGAAGATGTTCGGCATTGAAAGCCGTCTTCATGTCTGTTATGTAGTTCTGTTCTGCGCTGTCGATAAAAACGCCCTCGATATAGATCCCGTGTTCTTTCCAACCGTCCACAATGCTCTTTATGCGCTCGGTCTTTTCTCTGTAACCACATAAATCAAACGCCTGACAGTCCATAACAGCCGCCGCCGAAAAGTCCCTTTTAAAGCCTATTAACGACACTGAGTTTTTTGCCCTCGTTGCGCCTATATCTATGCCGACGGTGTATATGTCAAAATCGGTATACTCGAAATGCTGTACGATGTCATCGGTCAGATAGTCAAGGAAAATGAGTTCCCCGGGCGCGCCACGCTCGCCGAGTATTTTTATGGTGTAGTAATACGAGCCTATCGGATAGAGTGCTTTTGCTCTCTCTATCTTTTCGGGGGTCATTACAGGATTGTCCTCAAACGTCCAATGCATATAATAACGCCCTTTGACCTTTTCAACCTTTGCCATATCCGCTATAATTGAAGCGGGGGCATTACCTATAATTGTTGAAGTGTTTATGTAATCCGTATAACACCAATGCGTAGGTGTATCGCCGTTAAGCGTAAATATCGTAAAAGGGTGGTCGAACGACACTTGACGAGAAAAGCACTCATCAACGAACTGCTTGTCTGCAATATTAACCTCGTCAACAAAAACGCATTCGATAGACGAGCCGAGGACTTTTTTCCATTGCGAAATGTTCGAGTAATTAACAAGCATAATCTTCTTGTTTATCCGCCCGACCGTAACCTTAACATAATAACTGCCGATTTTGTCTTTGTCGAGCTTGCAATACGGCTCAAACTGCGGTAAAAGCCCTAAACCGTCCGCTTCAAGCACGTTGTTTTTTATCGTATCAAAATCACGCCCCGCGATAAGGTGCAGAAAGCCGTCCGATTGTATTACCCTATAAAAAAACGCTTGAACGGCTGTAACGGTCTTTGATGACCTTACAGTACCTTCAAACGTCAATAAATTAACTTGCGGTTTTAACGCCACAGAAACGGCGTCGAGCATTTTATTTGTAAATTTAATATTACTCACCGTCTGCCTCGCTTTCCGTCATATCGTCGGTTGTAGGCTCTTCTACGCCCTCAACTGCGCGAGCTTTGAGTTTATCGGTGATTGCAAGAACGCTCTCGCTATTTTTGACGGATTCCGTTTCTTTATCCACAATATCACGTTGTCCGAGGTATTGTTTCCCTAAAAATATAGCCATAGCGGGATATTTTTGCGCGAGTTGCATTTGATAACGCCTTAACGCGATTTTGCCGTTACCGCTCTTTTGTTTGTAAATCTCCGCAAAACTTACACTGTACGTTCGTTTGCAAAACTTTTCTATCGTATCGACGGAACAATTAAAATAACTTGCAATTTCTTCCTCGGTACACAAAAGCGCGCAAAGTTTTTCGAACTGCGTAATATCTATTTGTATTCGAGGTCTTGCCATATCGCTCCTTTATTTTAATTTTATTGCTTTTTTATTTGTAAAATTTTCCCAACGTTTAACTATAACGTCGCACCACTTTGGCTCTAATTCCATTAAGTATGCTTTGCGGTTTAATTGCTCACACGCTATCAAGGTGCTGCCGCTCCCGCCGAATACGTCAAGGACAATTTCGCCCTCTCGACTGCTTGACTTGATTGCACGGCTACAAAGCGCAATCGGTTTCGGCGTTGCGTGTCCGCCTGCCGTTTCTCTTTCTTCGCCGCTTGTTTTTGAAAAATGCCACACATTATTCATATTGTCGTGTGTATTGTCAAAATAACTTCTGCCACTGTAAAAGTCCTTTTTAAGTTCGTCATAGTCCTTTTTAAGTTCGTCATAGTCCTTTTTAAGAAAGTCATAGTCCTTTAAAACTTTTTTGCCATATTCCCTTAATGCTTCATAGTTTTCTTTTGTTGGCAACGCAAACTGTGATTTGCTCCACCAATGGTTGACAGTTCTTCCGTCTTTATAACCCAAAGCATTTGCGATTACTTTATCGCTTTGGTTTAATTTTTTTATTTCTGCTTCCAAATATAAACGAACTTTGTCCATATTCTCGCTATAATCTTCTTGGTTTACGCAAAACCCTTGAACACTGTCCCCGCCAATCATTACAAACAAGCACTTTTCGTCTGCAATAGGGAACATTCTAAAATCTTCACTTAACTGCCCTTGCCCGTTTCCTTTGTCCCAAGTTATCAAATTTCTAAAAGCAATTTGTTTGTTCTTTATCATAGGTTTTAAAATGTTTGAATATATATCCATAAGCGGCTCGTCAATGCCCCAACAATACCAAGAGCCGTTATCTTTCAAAGCGTCAAACGTAAGCGGTATCCATTGCTTGTTAAATTCAAGCAAATCGTCAAAATTCAAATTGTCGTTTGCCACGCCGTCTTTTTCTTTTTTCATACCATACGGCGGGTCAGTAAATACGAGGTCGGCTTTCTTCCCTTGCATAAGGATATTTATATTGAGCGCGTCGGTGCTATCACCGCACATAAGGCGGTGTTCACCTAACTGATATATATCTCCGAGTTTTGTTACGGGCTCACGTGTATTGTCAATCTCAATCGGTGCATCTTCTATAACACTTATAGTCTCTGTATCCTCTTCAATCCCCCAATCGATATCAAACTCCGAGAAGTCCAACCCGTCGATTTCATCTTTTAACTTCTCAAAATCCCATTCGGCAAGCTCATTCGTTTTATTATCCAAAAGCCTGTATTTCCGCTTCTGTTCCTCTGTAAGCCCCGTAACTTTCCTAACGGCAACTTCTTTATAGCCGAGCTTTTTTAAAGCCTTATAGCGTGTATGCCCTGCTAAAATAACATTGTTTTCATCAACGATAATCGGCGCAATATATCCGCATTGTTTTATGCTCTCGGCTACGTCTTTAACCGCCTTATCATTCTTTCTTGCGTTGTTTTCATACGGCATTATTTTGGATAATTTTAAAATTTGTTCCATTTTACCCACAAAAAAAACGCCGACCTCTCGGACGACGTTTATAAATTTTTATGCTACCATTATAGCACTTGAAAAGTAACTTTAGGTAATTTTCGGTAATTGATTTATGAAAATTTCTTTCACAAATGGGTTTCTTCTTTAACTTCGGCGATTAGCTTTTTCGCCGTCCAGATTTGAGCCAGGCGGACGCATGCAAGCGAAGTTATGTTTTTCGGTACTCCCCACGCATAACCGCCTTTTTTCTCAATCTCGGCATAAGTCATATTTTTTATGTAGAAGTCAAACAGTATGTTTTCCCAATCTGGATTATTAAGCGCGCGGATAAACTGCTCGATTTCCTCTTTTATAGCGTCTTTCTTCTCCCCGAGTTCATTAAGCTGTTTTGAAAGCTTCTCGGACTTATCCATAAGCCCCTCTAAACGGTATTTAACGCCGTTTCCGCCTTGTACGGGTATTTTATCGTACTTCGTGACTTGTAATCCGTAAAGGTCGTTATTGACGGCATATAGGTTATATTTAACTCTTTCGTAATCCGAGCATGCTCTCTTATATCTTCTCAAATACTCCTTGACTTCTATTCTGTTCATTGTTTCACCTCGGTTAATTGTTTGTGTCTTTCAATTCCTTGTGAAATATAGGCGGTATTTCCTTTCGGGTTTTATGCTTACAATGACCGATTCCATTTTGTCTTTTTCACTCCTTTTCTCAAGTATTCTTTTAGCTCTTCCTCGGTTTTAAAAATTTCGTCTTTAAGACGTATTTTGCCATTTTTTGTAAATTTGCATACTTCACCGAGGTCTTCAACCTTAAACGGAATCGTCTCATATTTTGGCGGACACTTATATTTACATACATTTATTGCCGCCGCCACGCTAAGCCAGCCGCTCGGCATTTCCCCCCAGCTTTGTCTTTCAGGGCAATGTTCGCACTCTTCACAAGTAGGGTGTCGCTCTGTATATCCGTAAAGAATATCACCTTTTTTGCATGGTAATTCTATAAGTAAACCTTTTTCAATTTTATCTTCAATGTCACACAGCCGACTTGCTATTGTTTCAAGCCGTGGATTATAAAACCCGGGGAAATCATCAGCAAAGCCCCACCGTCCGTCATCTTTTCTTTTTGTTAATCGCTTATAGTTTTTCATCTTATCACCTCTATTTTCTTAACGTGTGTTTTACGAAAAGTGTAATATGCACATTCGTAGCGGTCGTCGCGTCTCCAAGTATCGCGCGATAATACGCCCGTTAAGATTTTATCATTCCACAACGTTATTTTGACTTTCTTCCCTAAAAGAGCGTTTAACTCTTCGCTTTCATGGCTGTATTTCATTTTTCAAACTCCTTCTTCGTTCGATTTCATGAGTTATCGCCGAGCGTAAAAAATCCTCGTCTATCAGATAAATATCGGTAAAATTTCCCTTTTTGGCGAATTCAATCATTGCTTCATATATCACCTTATCATCTGCTTTTTCTACGTCTTTCATAACACTTGCAACGGCTTTACGGCACAATTCAAGCTCGTAAGTATCGCCGTTGTTGTTCATGATAGGTAGGTCGCCTAATTTAAATGATAAATGTTTCATAGGTTCACGATTCATAAATTAACCACTCCTTGCTTTATACTTTCTTTGAGTTTTTCCAACATCTCGCACGCTCTCATTTTTACCATTTCACTATTTAAAGCATTGTTAAATCCTAAAATATTTTCGTCGTACATTACGCATTTTAATTTATAAGGCTCCACAAACTTCTTTCTTGTTGCCATGTCAAGGTCTACAATATCTTCTTCAATCGTTACAGTAATTTCTCTGCATTTCATTTCAATATCCTCTTTTTAAAAAAAATTCTCTTTCAATTTGTTCGTTTAAATCGTCGAGCTTTACCAACAGCGGAAGATTCCCCGCAAGTCCTAAAAGCGTTAGACTGAATAAATCGTATAGATTCCATATATACGCAAACTGCATTACAGCCCCGAATCTCTCCGTCTGAATCTTAATTTGATGAATAACAGCGACAGCTTCGCCGCTAAGCGATAAAAGCGTTATTACTATCATGGCGATAATAATAAGCGACTTTTTAAATCTTAAGCTCTTCAATTCCTTTGATTCCGTTCGTTTCTTTCTATGCCTTTTCATTTATGTCTCCTTTCAAATTAAATCTTCAATGTTAATTACTTTTTCAACGGTTTTTCTCTGCTTCTCAACAATAGCGGGGCATAATGCCTTACAAAAACGCCGAAGAACCAAATTGAGCCCGAACTCCGCATTAAACTTGTCCTTTTCCCCGCAAGAAGCAGTCGCAACCAATTCGCCTTTATACAAGACCCCATATTGCTTGCCGACACGAACAATTTTTAAATTTACGTATTCTACGTCCGATTTCGAGTTCTTTTTTGCTTTTTTGAAATACTGCGGTTCTACCATTGTAAATTTTTTGCCATAACCGCCGTTTGCTAAAAGAGTTGTTACTGTTATAAATGTATCGCCAACACAAGTAACCTCGCCAACCCATTTGCATTCTTCGCCTACTAACAAATACTCGTTGGGGGCGTTTTTGTTTAGCTTGACTTTCATTCCGATTTTTACGTCTTTAATTTTCATTTTTTGCTCCTTTGGCTTTTCTCCGCCATATTGTCCTTTGGCTAACGCCGAATATTTTTGCAAACTCTGCGCCTGTAAATACATTTGCATGCTCTTCTTCGATAAAAATCTTATCTTCTTCTTGAAAAACATCATCTTGCGGTTCAAGCGATATTTTGCAAATTTTTATTTGCTTTTGTTTTTTTTCGTACTGCGATAAAAACGCTTTTTTCTTTGTGATTTTTTTTAAGCTAAAATCGCAATCGATAAAACAATCTTTTCTATCATACAAAGCGTATAAAGATTTCATCTTTCATTCTCCTTTTTTAATCTAAAATAAACTCTTTTATAAACCGCCTTGCATATTCCGAAGTAATCATCGACCGCTCTACTTTGTTTGAGGTTTTTACGATTGTTTTTATTTTCCCGCTTGGAATTTCAACAGGCTCAAATAATATTTTTTTACTGGGTTCGCAATTGATAAACCAATACTGCGTCGGTTTTTTAAATAAATCTCCGCGCCGCGACCTGTCAATGTCGATAACTTTCGGCTTTAAGCTCCAATATCTCGTCAGATAATGCGCTGTCGAATACGGGTTCTCAATTATGAGCGGAATATTTTTTCTCAAACACACTATCGCCAACATCGATATTGATTTATACAAGTTATGAAGTTCAAGATGAAGTTTCATACCCCTTTCAAGTTTAAAAATTTCATCTTTGTTCTTGTCATGATATTGTTCCCCTCTGAAAGCCAGTTGTATTTGATTTTCAAACCGTGTGCAAGGGAAAAAAGCAAATATTATTTCGCCTGCATGGATATAATCAAAAACGGTCTTTTCATCGAGATAATATGCGTATGCTATCTCTTTCATTAAATCGACCACATTATCCGTCTCTCCGAAGTCATTCCGAATATCATAATCTTCCGCTTCGATTCCGAGTTTTTTAAACTCATTTTTAAATGTTCCGCTTTGCTCAAAAAAACAATGCGCTTTAGTTACTTTCATCTTCCCGCGTCTCCTTTTTTAAATAGTTTTTTACAAACACCGCAAACACGGCTAAATCTTGTCTTTTTTCATCGGGTAGGCACTTATACTCGTCAGACTGTAAAAACGCCTTAGAGAGGCAATCTGCCCGTTTAATAAGGTATTCACGCTCATTCATCTGCTCCATAATATGCACCTCATCAATAAATCGCCGTTTAATAAGCCTGCAAGCGTTCTTGCAACGCATACAAGCGATATGAGTATGCTTCCCCAAATAAAGACGCATACTGCCACCGTTCGGATAATATCTTTCCACCCCGGGCGCATAGGCATAAACAGCACCATATTAACGGCTACAAGCGTTAAAAGTGATATAATCCCGATAGCTAAATCAACCATTGCACTCACCTCGCTTTATGCTTATAAAAGCCTTTAATTCCTCGCATGTGCCGTTACATGGCTTTTCGCCGTGCGGGCATTGAGTTAAACAGTATTCAATCTGACGAGCGCGGCGCACTCTTTCCTGGATTTTTGCTTTGTGTTCCTTATACGGATTCTCGCCCCGTATAGGCGGGCGACGTGTTATCGCCTGATGACAACTTATCATCGTCTTTCATCTCCTTTCAATGTCTTTCGTTTTAAATTTCCTAATCTTTTTCGTAAAACCTCGGCGCGTTGTCGGGATAATCGAAATTATCCGTTAAGTAGTCAATATCGCCATAAGTCGTCATTTTACTTTCAGCGTCGTAATCGATAATTACACAAAAACCTTGCGGATGTAATTTGTCTTTCGCACTCTGTTTAAACGATAGCAGATAATCGAGATTAAATACCTCTTTGGGGTTTTCCGCCTTTCTTCTCGGATAGTTTTCAACAGCGAGCCGACACATCTCCGCGAGCCTGTCTAACGGTATGCTTGCCGTTAACATCTGAATGCTCGCTATCTCCTGTATCATCTCTTGTTCGGTTTGGTTTTTGTAAAACTGAGGCTTTACCGTTCTGAAAAACCGATAAAGCTCTTTTGCCGTGTCTTTCCTTTCGCTCAGAGCGATATCGTCGCATACTTTCGTAATCAAATCGTTCATGTTATAACCTCGCTAAAACATCCGTCCAATTTTCGGCGGGTTTTGCTCCGCCTTTTTCTTTTGCAGTCGTTTTGATTGTTTTGAAATACCCTGAAATAATCTTCTCGTACTGGTTGCATAGCCATAAAAACGACGTCACTTCTTTTAAGTAATCGCTTTCGGCTATCGCCGCCGTTAAGCGGTCAAAATCCATATCCGCAATCTTTCCGTTATATCCGTCAACTTCGATATTCGGATGACTTTCGAGAAATGCTTTTAAACCTGTGTTTTTCTCGCTTTCCCCCGTTGGGGGGGTAGGGGGGGAAGAGAGAGATATATTTCTTTTCCTTTCCTTTCCTTTCTTTTGTTGAAAAATGTCTACATTTTTTAGAAAAATGTTAACATTTTTTCCGTTTTTGTTAGCATTTCCGATAAATTCGTAAACGATAGGAAGAGCGTAGTTTTTTTCAAAAACTATCTCTTTACTTCGCTGCATTGCTACAAGGAACGTTTCTTGAATCCGCTTGCTTGTTAATATGCTGTACTTCTGATACAGCTGGATGTCAAATACTCCACGCCTAACGCAACACGCGACAATTTCGGACACCAAATTCCGACCTACCGCAGATAAGCAATAATCTCGAATAAACAAGAGTGAGGTGTCTATATCCCATTTCATATAATAACCTCGTGCGTATATAGCTTGCATAAGCTTTATATATACCGCGAATCCGTTTACACCGAATTCAGCTTCCACGAGCTTAACTTCGTCGCTCAAATCTATCGGAAGCGGAAACGTCTTTAATCCGCACTTCATTCCGATAAACTCCTTATTTAGTAATCTCTCTGATTACTATTCCGTATTTTTCCGCCACAAGCCGTTTTTTAAGCCTGTAAAGCGGCGTTTTCGTCGCTTCCGACTTAGTGTCTTCCACGACGAGTTTTTCGCCTTCAAGGTAGGTAAAATCGGCGATATAAGCTATCTCTTTGCCATAGCGGCTTTTGCTTATAATCGGCAATCTTATCTGTCTTTTCAAATCCTTTATAACTCCCGCTTTTTCGAGGAGCTTTAACTCGTTCCAACGGCGGCACTCTAATTTGCTGTCAAATTCTCCGTCTTCGGTCACGACTTTCCAAGCGTTGTATTTGCTCGTCGGTCTTGTCGAGAAAACGCCGTTCCAACATTTCGGACATACCGCCCCGCCTTTAACGGTCGCACCGCAAATCAAGCATTTCATCAGAACGGCAGTTCTTCCTGTACTTCCTCAAGTTGAGGTTTTGAAGCCTTAGAAGCGCGGTCAGACGGTCTTTGATATTCTTCCGAGGATTTATCGGACGGCGATAAAAACTCCACTTCTTCGGCGATTATGTCGTTTACATACCGCTTGTTTCCGTTCTTATCCTCGTAGGTTCTGTTCTGAAGCCTTGCGACTATTGATACCTTTTTACCTTTTGCAAGATATTTTGCGCAATTTTCCGCCTGCGTTCTCCACACGGTAACGTTGAAGAAGTCCGTCGCGCGCTCCCCGTCTTCGTTTACGAACGGGCGGGAAACGGCAACGCTTAAATTTGTATACGCAATTCCGCTCGATGTTTCCGCAAGCTCGAGGTCTTTTGTCAAATTTCCGATGAGGACTACTTTATTCATCGTCGTCTTCCTCTTCTTCCTCGTCATCGTCATCATCGCCGAATAACAAGTCTGAGATGACTTCTGGTAAAATTTTCTTCTTCTCTTTTTTTATAAGCTCGTTAACCACCTTATCGGCAGCGTATAACGTGTTCATAAGCGTTGTAGCATTACAAGCCGTAAAGCCCATACTTTTGATTTTCTCGCCGCAAGCAACTCCGCCGATTATAGCTTTAGAATCCGCGTCGATTATCGTCTCGCCGCTCGTAAGATCCGTAATGGTAATGTGAAAGCCTTTTTTCTTTTCTTTACTCTTTTCGAATTTCATTTTAATTTACTCCGTATTTTATTTTGTCTCGAAATCTTATAAGGGGCGATATGCGCTTTTGAAGCTCTTCTATACGGCTTGAAAGCTCCGCCCACGAATTCTCCACAAGCTCGAGTTCTTCGGGGCTTGTGGCTATCTTATAGCCGTTATTCGTGCCGCTTGTTGACATCACCGGAAGCCTATGAGATATTGCCGTTATCATCATTCTTATTTGACGTTCGCCGACGTTATATATTTCCATAAGCTCCTGCTTTGTGTAAAAACGTTTGTACAAAAGTCGTACCATTGAATTGAGCTTGGCTCTCATCTCGTCCGTAAATGCGGGCTTTTCCGCTTTATTCATATTCGCTCCTTTGTTGTTCTTTGCGGTCTTTTGCGGCGGGCAACCGACCACAAATACATTTACCTTTTTATATTTACAACCACGCCGCCGCTCGTGTTTGTATCATTTTTGTTCCGCCTTTTCTTCCGCCTTTTTAGCGGCTTTCTTTGGCTTCTCTTGCGGCTTCTCTTCGGACTTTTCCGCCTTTTCGCTTTGCATTGCAAGGTACTTGTCTTTGCACTCTTTACAGCAGCATGCGAAGCCGTAAGCTTCCTTTATCTTCTTATAAAGCGAGAACGGCATAGGCTTTTTGCATACCTCGCAAACAAGCGCGGTTCCCTGGTTTCTCCAATCGTTCAAAGCCTTGCCTGTCTCTTCCGACGGTACAAAGCCTTTATCGAATAACCCCGTTCTGTCTTTGCTTGCTGTCGCTATATGTTCTTGAGTCATATCGAAGAACGTCGTTAATTCATATTCGAGACCGTCTCGGAAGACAGGCGCAAGCCCTATCTTTTTATATCCCTTTTTGCCGTTATCATCGGTAACAACATACTCGGCTTTTGCTCTCGTCGTTACGATAATATCAAGGTCGCTTTGTAAGATCGTGTCAACCAACTTGTTATGCGCCGGCGTAACTTCTCGCCATGCCGTGAAGCTGTTACCGCTCTTGCTTGCTTTAACCGCTTTATCCTGCATATCGAGTAAGCCGCCCTCGCCAGTCCATGCGTGCGATAAGCTGTCGATGATGAGGACTTTAAAGCCCGCCATTTCCGCTTCTTTAATCGCGTTTATGTACTTTTCGGGCGAAAACGGCGGGGTTATCGATTCAACCGAATAACTGCCGAGGTCGCTGTAAAGCTCCGCCGAGCCGTTCTCCGTGTCAATCACCGCGATATCGTCCCAATTTCCGCAAATACCGTGCGCGATTAAGAGTGCCGAATAAGTCTTTCCCGCGCCCGACGGGGCGGAGATACCTATCTTTAATTTCACTTGTTTTCTTTCTGCTTTTCTAAATGCCATTGTCTTTCACTCCTTTTTTAAAATCTTATTACCTCGAGCGGTATTCCCGTCTCGTTGGCTTCTCTTTCAGCAACTTCCAGCGGACACCTTTCTTTTAAGTAATCCGTTAAGCTTGCGTATTTTGTGCTTTCGGGGCAAGTGCGCTCCTTAAAGCGTTTGTAACAGTCCTCGCCGTCTATACAGGCTTGCGGAACTCTTATCGTGTGCTTGCGCTTTGCTTCAAGCTCTTTTGCATAAGCCGTTATTATCTTGTTAAGCCGCGCCTTAGACCGTGTTTTAAGCTCATCGTCGCCGAGCCTATCCGCGCACGCCATTGCAATATATATTCGCGACATCTCATTGTCGATAAAGTCTAAATTTTCCGCTATATGTTTAACCGCGTTGTACGTAAACGTTATGCAGTCTTTTCCGTAATTTGCAAATGGCGACATTATGTATCGGGCATACGCCTTTATATAAACGTCTTCATCGCCTACGTACTCAAATACAAGGCTCTCTCTGTCAATCGGCACGTAATCGGGATCTTCAAACATGTCGTTAAGACGGTCAATATCTTCTTCATGCGTCCCCGATATCTTCTCGGCAAAACTTCCGCCATGATAATCTATCAAAGTGTTCATTATTTCACCTCGACAAATTCGCCGTTTTCGAGCTTGTAAAACGTATCGGCTTTTATTTTTTCGCCGTCAACTTTTTCCGTCTTTACGCAAACGGGAATGTTTGTCCGCTCGATGTCGCTGTACTCCCATTCAGAAAGCGTTATCCAAGAGCCTATCTTGCCTTTTGCAATCGAAGCATGCCCAGCGCAACAAATAACAGCGTATTTACCTTCGCTTGTTATCTGTGCGTAGTCGCCCGAAGAGCCTATCTGTGCGGAGTAGCCCGAAGAGCCTATCTGTGCGGAGTAGCCCGAAGAGCCTATCTGTGCGTAGTCGCCCGAAGAGCCTATCT